GGGATAACCCTACCCTAAAGCGATTTCCGGGGGATTTTTGATTTCTGGAAAAATGAGGGCTGGGTCAAAAAGTGACCCCCACCCTCTAACTTTCGTTTGAATCTTCGATTTGAGCATTGGCCGCAGACCCCATGGACTCCTCAAGCTGGTCGTAATACTTGACCTTGGGAGAACCGGAGCGGGTCGCTGCCCTCACCTCGTCCATGAGCGCCTGCTTGGCCTTGATCACCTTCTCGCGGTGAGCCTTGAAGATGGTCTTGATCTCAGGGTTGATGGCCCACTGAGCTACGTGCTGGTGCTCCTTGGTGCCGTCGTCGATACGCATGACCCACCCAGCCTGCTCCAAGGGGTACATGGCGCCCAAGACCGCTTGGTCCTTTTGCCATGTGTTCATGTTCTTCAACTGCTTGCGCGCCCCGTGCTTCAGCTCGGACAGGGTCATCATCTGCTGCTCACAGTGGTAGACGATGTAGTCCGACATCCACATATCGAACGAGTCGTTGCCACCCAGATCATTCTCGTGCGTGTAGCGCAGCGAGGGGATCAGGTAAGTGCGGATGAAGGCCACGGCCTTGTCCATGGTGGCCAAGCTCACCCGGGTGTTGTAGGGGTCGTGCATGACGTGCCACAACAGCACAATGCGCCCGAGCAGACCCTCGATCTTGCCAAACGCCGTCATGAACCGGTTGCCCGTGCCCACGATGCGCTCGTTGCGCTTGGACTCTTCGTACCACGTTTGGAAGTCGTCAAAGGCCTGCGCGGCCTCGGGTGTCAGCGAGTACACCAGAGGCGGCAAGGCGTAGATCGAGCGGATCATCTGCTCATACTGCGCCTCGGTCGTCATGAACGAGGGTGAGGGATTACCCTTACGCGTGAGGTGGTGGCGCAGGGGCACGGGGATGAAGCGCTGCAGCAGGCCGTCCTTGGACAATGACTCCACGTTCTGGTGAAAGACTTGGGGTTGGATGTTGCCAAAGATACTCAGGGCGAAGTTCTCGCAGTAGATCGTGCCCGCACCCACGCGGTCCATCTCATACGGCTCAGACTCGTAGCTGATCGTCCATGTCGAGCGGTCCTCACCGCTGCGCTTGTCGCACACCTTGTCCACCCACGACGACATCTCGTCAAGGTAGCACAGCAGGCCACGGGGCCGCTTGGAGGCCTGGCGCACGAGTTTCTGGCTGGTGATGTCCTGCACAATGAGCTTGGTGGCGATCGGCTCGGCTGGCTCGGGCGGCAGCACGGGTGCTACGGTGTTGCTCAGCAGCGCGTCGGCCGACTGGGCGTGCTCGATAAAGGCCTTGCGGGCGGCTTGGTACTGGGCGTCGAGTGCCTCGTAGTTCAGCAGCTCCTTGGCGTAGCGCTGGCGGTCTTCACCCTCGAGCTTGCGCAGCACGGTAAACATGGGCCGTGAGCCGGGTGACTTCTTGTCGGCAGGGTCGCCAATCGTCATGATCCACAGCACAGGCGGCACGCGGAAGCCGGGTTTCAGCTCCAAACGAGTTTGGGCATCGATGGCCCCACAGACCGCCGAGAGGCCTGCGAACAAGGGCACCAAGGGGTCGCAGCCCACACCGTCGCTGACCTCTTGGGCGCGCTTGTAGAGCACCTCGGGGAACAGGGTCATGTCGAGATCAGGCGCTGGTGGGCGCAGGTCCATGCTGACCTGAGCCGGGGTCTTGGGCGCGTCGACTGCCTTGAACAGCTCTGTCACATCGGGGACAGGGCGCTGCCACCCGGCCTGCTTGGCCAAGTGGTACAGCGAGCCGAGCTTGACCACGTTGGCCTTGTCGGACTTGAAGCTGGCCCACTGCCCCAGCATGGCGCGCTGGCCGGGGTACTTGGGCGAGCCTTGGCTCCACTGATCCCATAGGTGCAGGGCATATTCGAGGTTGTCGCTCTGCACACCGGCGTAGTGCAGGGCCATGCCACAGGTCACCCACTCGTCGCGGGAACAGTCGGGGCTGATGGCGTAGAGAGCTGCGGTGATCTCTTCCCACGAGGCGTTGATACTCGTCTCGGTGGTGATAGTGCGCTGCTTGTCAGTATCGAGTAAGGACTGCCACAGGGTCATGATGGCCTCGGGCAGCTGGGGCACGCGGGTCCAGTGGCCGTGGCCTGCCCAGCGGTAGGGCTGGCGCGTCTCAGGGTGAATGGACGGGGGCAGGACATCTTGCACCGTGAGGCCGTTGGCCGTGCCGCAGCGCAGCTCGTAGATCGTTTGGCTCTCGACAATGACCTTCTTGGACGGCAGGATCAGGCCCAGTGGCATGGCGTAGAGCAGCTTACCGTGGCCAGCCTTGCCCGAGTCGACCACCACCGCGTCGGCTGCGTGGTACAGGTCGTTCAGGTTGACGCCGTGGGCCGCGAGCAGCTCGGTGGCCTTGTCCCAGTGGTCGATGTCGAGGGCCATGGTGCCGCTGTAGGCGTGGGCGATGCCGATGCCCCAGTTCGGTGGCAGATCGGACTGCGAGCGCAGCGCGGTTTCTCTGCGGTTCCAGCCAGCAGTGGTTGGACCCTTGGTGCCAGGTGGGATGGGCACAAGGCTCCAGCCATGTCGTATATACGCGTCAACAGAGGCAGGGTGTTGCATAACGGGCAAAGCTGTCATACAATGACCTCGCATCTCTTTCTGAGAGTTGTCTCCTCTGTTGATACAAGTTGCACCCCGGCCTCACACGCCGGGGTCTTTTTTTGTCTGTTCATCAATCACTCCAAAAACTTTTTTGCGGCAGATGCTTGACAGTGTACATCAATGTGGTACACTTGTAAACATTCACGGAGAATTTTTATGTCGCAACTTCCGAAAAACACGATCATCGCTTTTCGGCTCACCGAGCTGGAGAAGACCCAGTTTCACGATAAGGTCCGTCGGTTTGGGCAACCATCCGAGGTCATGCGTGAATTTGTTCAGGCGTTTCTTGAGGACCGCCTGATTGTAAAACCACCTGTAACCACGAAAGAGAGCTTGTACCATGTTGAACGATAAAACAATTCAGACCATCGCAGAGGCAATTCTCGCAAACACCAAGGCACTGCAAAGCCTGATCGATTCCCTGCCCCGTGAGGCTCAAGCAGCCGTTGCAGCCAAGACTGTCCAGTCTAACGATGTTGCACCTGTTGCACAAGCCCCTGCACCTGTGGTAACGCAGTCTGCACCAGCTCCTGCTGTCGCACCTGTGACTGTGCCCACTCCTGCACCTGCTGCACCTGTTGCCGCACCTGCGATGCCCGCTGCTCCCGTGTTCGCACCTGCTCCCGCAGCGCCTGCACCAACGGCACCCGCAGTAGAGGTACCCTTTAGCGACAACAACGGCATGACCCAGTACGTGCTCAACGTCTACCGCGAGATTGGCCCACAGCGCGCCGCTGGCATCCAAGCTGTGATCCAGCAACTCGGTGTGACCAACATCAACGACATCAAACCTGAGCAGTACGGTCAGCTCTGGGCCGGTGTTGAAGCTGTGCGTAAGGCTGGCTAATGGCACACGCCAAGCTATCCCCTAGCAAGGCAGCACGCTGGATGGCGTGCCCTGGCAGCGTGCGCGAGGAGGCCAAGTACCCTGATGAGCCGTCAGGCCCAGCAGCAGTAGATGGCACCCACTCGCACACGTTGCTCGAGCACTGCATCAAGAACGGGCTGGCTGACCCCACGGCCATGGTCGGCGTCAAGATGAAGGATGACGATGGCGAGTTCGTCGTTGACGCTGATCGTGCTGCCCGGGTCAAGGTCGCTGTTGATTACGTGCGCGCTCGCATGACCGAGTACGGTGTGTGCCAAGTCATCTCTGAGCGCCGGGTCAACCCCGAATGGTTGCTCAGTCGATCTGACTTGTCGGGCACCGCTGACGTGCAGATTCATGCGCCTGACACCTTGGAGATCATCGACTACAAGGACGGCATGGGTGAGGTCAAGGTCGAGCACAACCCCCAACTCGAGCTGTACGCCATTGGCGCACTGGCAGGGTTGAAGTTGCCGATCAATGCCAAGTACCCATTCGACAAGATACGCATGACTGTGATCCAGCCTAAGCTGGCTTTCCGTGGCATCACGCCCATCAGCAGTCACGAGATGCCACTAGCTCAACTGATTGGTCGACTCGGGTTGTACGCGATCAAGGCCAAGGCCACCGATGCGCCCGATGCACCACTGGTGTCTGGTGAGCACTGTAAGTTCTGTAAACACAAGGCCTGCTCCGAGCGAGCTGGCACCGTAATGAAGGAGGTCGGTGTAATGTTCCCCATGTTGGAGAAGTCCGAGGTCGTGGAGCTGGCTCAACAGTCGGCCAACAAAGACCCGGCAACGATGGACAATGACCAGATCAGGCAGATCATGGAGGCCGCGCCTCTCATGCGTCAACTGCTCGAGGCTGTCGAAGAAGAGGCTCTGCGTCGCTTGAAGAGCGGTGACTCGATACCTGGCGTCAAGCTGGTGTACGGTCGCGGCTCTCGTGCGTGGGCACTGCCTGAGAACGAGATGGCTGAGAAGCTCATCAAGATGGGCATCCCCAAGTCGGCTGTGTATGAGACTAAACTCGTCACACCTGCGAAGGTTGAGAAGCTGACGTGGGAGGCCACCAAGGGTGGTGAGAAGATCAAGAAGTCGTTGTCCGAGCGTCAGCTCAAGACACTCGAGACTGAGTATGTATCGAAGGTGGCTGGCAAGCTCACCGTCGTCCCCGAGTCCGACAGTCGCCCAGCGGCTGTTGTGAACGCTGCGCCGTTATTCAGCGCAGTGCAACCCGAAGCTGAGCAACTTCCTGCTTGGCTGTTACCGTAACTTTAGGAGTAATCAAATGTCAGACGTAATCTTTTTGAGCGATGTTCGCTTGTCCTTTCCTCACATTGCTGAACCTCAGCGCCGCGTCAACGAGCAGACCGGCAAAGAGAAGATCAGCTACAACTGTGAGTTCCTGATGCCGCAAGACCACGCTGGTTTCCAGAAGTTCATGCAGCGTTATGCACAACTCGCACAGGACACATGGAAAGAACACGCGCAGCAGGTCATGCAGATGATCCAAGCTGACCGCAAGTCGCGCTGCTTTGGTTTGGGTGCCGAGAAGATCAACAAGAAAACCTTTAAGCCATACGACGGCTACGAAGGTAACGTGTTCATCACCGCAGGCTCGGACCGCATGCCTCAGATCATCCGTCAAGACGGCACACCCGTTGAGGCTGGTAATGTGATGGAGGCCCAGCAGCTGGCTCGTGCGATGTACGGCGGCTGTCGTGTCAACGCTGCGATCAAACCATGGCCTCAGAAGAACATGCACGGTAACGGCATCCGCTGTGACCTGATCGCTATCCAGTTCTTCAAGGACGACACAGCGTTCGGTGAAGGCGGTGCGCCTGATCTGACCGGCATGTTCGGTGCTGTGGCCGCTGCACCTGCTGCCATGTTCGGTGCCGCGCCCGCTGCACCTGCGATGCCTGCAGCTCCAGCGATGCCAGGCTTGCCATCGTTCTTTGGTAATCAGTAAGTAATCGGGGGAAAGCTGTTCTGGTGTGTTGACGCTATGCTCACAGCATAGAGGGTCGCACATAGCGCAGTGAGTACCCCACCTTTTAAGTAACTGTAATGACCAACGACTACATCTACGATATTGAGACATATCCGAATGTGTTCACCATGGCCGTGGAGCACGCTGAACACCCGCTGTGCTGGAGCTTTGAGATTTCCCCATGGCGCAATGACTCTGCTGAACTGATCAACTTCTTCACATGGCTCAAGATGCAAGACGCTCGCATGGCGGGCTTCAACAATCTGGGCTTTGACTACCCTGTGGTGCACACCCTGATCCGCATGGGTCACGCCACCGCTGAGACGCTGTACGCCAAGGCGCAAGCGATCTTCCAATCGAACGACACCGACGACCGCTGGGTCCACGGCGTGCGCCCTGATGACCGCTTCGTTGAGCAGATCGACTTGTTCAAAATACACCACTTCGACAACAAGGCACGCTCCACCAGCTTAAAGGCGCTCGAGTTCAACATGCGCTTGAAGAACGTGAGCGACCTGCCGTTCCCACCGGGCACGCACCTTGATCGCGAGCAGACGATTCAGCTCAAGCAGTACAACGCGCACGACGTGACAGCGACCAAGCGGTTCTATCATGAGACGCGTGACATGATCCGCTTCCGCGAGGAGATGTGTCAGAAGTACCCCGGCAAGGACTGGCTCAACTTCAATGACACCAAGATCGGCAAGGAATACTTTATCCTGCGCCTCGAGCAGGCCGGTGTCTCGTGCTACAACTTCGGCCCCGATGGCCGCACGCCACGACAGACACCACGGCCTGTGATCAACCTGGCTGATGCCATTCTGCCGTGGATCACGTTCGAGCAGCCTGAGTTCAACCGTGTGCTGCACTGGCTTAAGCAGCAGAGCATTACGGAAACCAAGGGCGTGTTCACCGACCTCACAGCGACCGTGGCAGGCTTCGACTTTGTGTTTGGCCTCGGTGGTATCCACGGCTCGGTGGAGAACCGCGTGGTCGAGTCTGACGACGACAACGTGGTGATTGACCTCGACGTGGCGTCGTACTACCCGAACCTGGCGATCGCCAACGACTTCTACCCAGCGCACTTGGGTAAGTCGTTTGCTGCGATCTACAAAGACCTGTACGAGCAGCGCAAGGGGTACGCCAAGGGCACCGCTGAGAACGCGATGCTCAAGCTCGCACTCAACGGCGTCTACGGTGACAGCAACAACCGCTTCAGCGTGTTCTACGATCCGCTGTACACCATGACGATCACGCTCAACGGCCAGCTGCTGCTGTGCCTACTGGCTGAGCAGTTGATCAAGATACCGCAGACCGAGCTGGTGCAGATCAACACCGACGGTCTGACGATCCGCACACCTCGCGTTTATCAGGACCACGTCAACACCGTGGTCAAGTGGTGGGAGGGTGTGACCAAGCTGCAGCTCGAGGCTGCTGAGTACAAGTCGATGATGATCCGCGATGTCAACAACTACTTGGCGCAGTACACCAACGGCAAGGTCAAGCGCAAGGGCGCCTACGAGTACAAGACACTGTGGCATCAGAACGCTTCGTCGCTGGTGGTACCCAAGGTGGCCGAGAAGGTCTTGATCGAGGGCGCACCGATTCGTCAGACGATTGAGCAGTGGCCCGACATCATGGACTTCATGCTGCGCGTCAAGGTGCCACGATCGAGTCATCTGTTGTGGGGTGACGAGCAGGTGCAAAACACCACGCGCTACTACGTGGCCAAGGGTGGCAAGCCGCTGACTAAGGTCATGCCGCCACTCAAGGGCAAGACCGAGTGGCGACGCATCAACGTTGAGAGCGGGTGGACCGTGCAGGTTTGCAACGACATGGACGATGCGGTGCTGCCTGTTGATTTCGATTGGTATGTTCAAGAAACGGAGAAACTATGTCTGAGTCTAGCCTAGATAAACAAGTCGCAGGAGATCACTACAAAGACCTGCCGATCCAGCCCGTCGAGTACATCTACGCCAACGCGCTGGGTTACTTTGAGGGTAATGTAGTGAAATACGTTTCACGCTGGCGCAAGAAGAACGGCATCGCTGATCTTGAGAAGGCCAAGCATTACATCGAGCTGCTGATTGAACTGGAGCAGCGCAATGCTCGAGAAACAAATTGAGTCGGCTGTATGCGACTACGCGAAGGCGAAGGGTCTGCTGGTCTACAAGTTCACCAGCCCTAATCGAGCAGCGGTACCAGATCGTATGCTTGTATGCCCGGACGGTCGCGTCTTTTTCATCGAGTTCAAGCGCGGGGGTCAAAAGCCGACACCTGCGCAAGAGCGCGAGCACGACCGCTTGAGAGGTCACAATGTGTCTGTGTTTGTTGTTGACAACATCCCAGACGGTAAAGCAGTTATTGATGTAATGGGTTGGAAATGCTGACACCTGACAAACTACACGAATACCAGAAGCGAGCGGTGAATCACCAGTGCTCGCTGCCGCACTCAATGCTGTGGCTCGACCCAGGTCTGGGCAAAACGATCACCACGCTCACCAGCATCGCGCACCTGACGCAGCACGGCTTCTTGAAGGGCGCGCTCGTGGTCGCACCGATTCGCGTGATCCGACTGGTGTGGCGACAAGAGGCTGCACGATGGAGCCACACGAAGCACTTGACATTCTCCATGGTCACGGGCACCAAGGATCAGCGCACCCGTGCTCTGATGCGTAAGGCCGACGTGTACCTGATCAACTACGAGAACATGAAGTGGATGGCCGAGACGCTGCAGACCTACTACGTCAGCAAGGAGCGCGAGCTGCCTTTTAACGGCATCGTGTGGGACGAGGTGAGCAAGTGCAAGAACAGCACGACTGATCGAGTCAAGGCGATTCGCAAGGTGCTGCCTGCGATGCAGTGGCTCACCGGCTTGACGGGCACACCGGCGTCCAACGGCTACAAAGACCTGCATGGTCAGTACCTCGTGGTCGACAAGGGTCAGCGACTGGGCACCAGCAAGACCGCGTTTCGCACGAAGTTTTACCGCAAGGTCGGCCCGTTCAAAGAGATACCCTACGACGACACCGAGTCAACGATCAAGCACCTTGTGGGTGACATCACACTCGAGATGTCTGCAGCCGACTACAACCCGCTGCCCGACCTGATGATCAACAACATCGAGGTTGAGATGCCTGACGAGCTGCGTGCCCGCTACGACCAGATGGAGCGCGACTTCTTTTTACAGCTCGACAGCGGTAAAGAGAAAGAGGTGTTCAACCAAGCATCGCTTACCAACGCCTGCTTGCAGTTCGCTAACGGCGCTGTGTACCCTGTTGCCGGGTTGCCTGCATGGGAGACGCTGCACGACCTGAAGCTCGACGCGCTGGAGGACATCCTCGAAGAGTCGATGGGTCAGCCAGTGTTCGTGGCCTACCAGTACCGGTCGGACGCTGAGCGCATCATGACCCGGTTCCAAGACATGAAGCCGATCAACCTGACTGACTGCAAAAGCGAGAAGGCGCTCACGGAGGCCATGAGACGCTGGCAAAGCGGCGAGTGCCCACTGATGATTGCTCACCCAGCATCTGCGGGTCACGGCATCGATGGCTTGCAGAAAGCTGGCCGCACACTGGTGTGGTTCGGGCTAAACTGGTCGCTTGAGCTGTACGAGCAGTTCAACGCCCGTGTGCGCCGCCAGGGTCAAGGTGCCCCGGTGATTTGCCACCGCATCCTGATGCGAGACACACTGGATCAGGCGCAGGCATTGGCGCTGGATCAGAAGGCTGCAACGCAGCAAGGTTTACGAACTGCGATCAAAGAGTATCGCCAATACAAAGGAGTTTGATATGAGCATTGACCTGATCAAGATGTGGCACGAGCGTGCTAGACCCAAGCCCGAGGCTGAGCACTTGAACGTGCAGACCGGGTGCCATTTCGAAGAGGTGCAAGAGATGCTGGCTGTCATGTCGGGTGACGACGAGTACAGCAGCACGATGCTTGACCGCCTGCACACTGCGTTGACCGTGGTGGCTATCGGCATGAAGCAAGGCACCATCAAGTTCCACGTCAAGCCTGATGACCGCAACGAGTTTCTTGACTCACTGGCCGACCAGATCGTCACGGCGACTGGCGTGGGTCACTGTGCTCGCATGAACATTGTCGAAGCTGTGCGCCGCGTCAACACCTCGAACTGGAGCAAGTACGACACCGATGGCAAGCCGATGTTCAATGAGCACGGCAAGATCATCAAGGGTCCGAACTACAAAGCGCCTGATCTTGAAGGGTTGTACTGATGGCCATCAAACCGTTATCGAAGTTACGTAAGGTCAATCACCGCACCATGGCACAGACCATTAAGATTTTGCTCGATGGTCCTGCCACAGCACACGAGATCGCTGAGCACACGGGCATCCACCTGGTCACTGCACAAGAGTGGATGAGGTGCCTGCGCAAGGAGGGCGCCGTGCACATCGGCGGCTGGTTGGCCGACAGCATGGGTAGGGATGTCACAGCGGTTTACCAGATAGGTAAAGGCAGGGACAAACCGCGTCACAGATTCACGGCGTCTGAGCGTCAGGCGCGCTACCGTGAAAAGAAGCGGCGCATGGCCACGGATCACGCTATTTTGGGAATTTCAACAGACGCTTGACGCAGCGTTTTAATATGTGATACACTGTTTAACATCATCAACACAGGAGTAATGTAATGAAAAAAGTCATGAACTACGCGGCACCCATTGAGCACCGCATCACCAACCTTAATTCAGGTGGCACCTACGACGGCAAAGAACTCAAGCGCAACCCCGGCATCACTGACGCACGGTTCGAGGCATACCGACTGCCTAGCCGTATGGGTGACACATTGGTTTATCCGAAGGAGCGGACATGAACATGAAACCCACACCCCAGCTGCTAGAACAGCCAGAGCCAGCACCTGTGCAGGAGCCTGTGGCGTGGCATCACCCAGATTGCGAAGGTGAGTGCATTGCCTGCCTAATTGAGCGAGCTGTGCAGGCAGCGTATGGGGCGCAAGGTCTGGCGTATCTACACCGCCGTGTCACCACCCCACCCGCACAGCCAGCCGTGCCGCTGACGGATGAGCAGATCGACGACATCTGGAATCGGTACTGCGACGAAATGGGTGAAGCATCCATCAATGACGCATACGACATTGCCAGAGCCATCGAAGCCGCCCACGGCATCACCGCCGCGCCAGAGAAAGGAGAAACAGAATGAACGAGCAGTTACAACAGGGCCAGTTTGACGTCCTAATTAGCAAGTTATGCAACGCCAGAGCTATATCCCACGAACGCATCCCAAAAATCGACGTAGACACTATCACTGAAGCTATAGGAGTTCTGAGCACGCTGAATAAAACAACCCCGCCCGCACAACCAACTGGTGACAACCTGACACCACTTGAAGCACAGCCAGCCGACCTCAACCTCAACTGCAAATCAGTGCAAGCTCGATTGGCTGCGCAGTGGGGATATGTGAAGCGTGAGTGGGTTGGGCTGACGGAGACACAGAAAGTTGACCTAGCCGGTAATTGGTTTGCTGAAGATTGGGCCATTACAAAGGGGGTCGGCATGCTGCACGACTATGACGCCAAGCTGCGCGAGAAGAACGGGGGTGCAGCATGACTGAAGAAAACGGCTACTACTGCGTGATATGCGGCAGGTTTCTACCAGCAGACGAATACGGCGTCATCGTGCATGACGACATCCCGCACCCACCAGAGATGGATTTTGCAGAAGAGGAGAACCCACAATGAGCATGAACATGAAAGAGTATGAGGCGTGGAAGTCTCAACAAAACGGGGTAGTTGCACCAACCCACCGAGTATTCCAAGAGTGGCTTAACAATCCCCTGACCAAGGCGCTCAAGCAAAGCCACCAGGACGAGATGGATGCTCTTGTGCAAGACAGCGACATGGCGCACGCACTGCTACGTCGAGCAGAAACAGAGATGCGCTACGCCGGGTGGACTAAGTACGAGTCAGACAACAGCGCACG